AAACACAAAAAGACCTCCTGTAATTTCAACGTCTAAACTTACAGTAACAAATAATGAAAAAGGTAAGGTTGCTGATCTAAACATTAAGTTAGGAAATGTCGTTAAACATCATTTGTCTTTAAAGTTTACAAATTCATTTTACGTTTATAACGCAACCGTCATTAACTATTTTAAATCACCCTCTCCAAACATACGAAAGATGGTCAATGAGTTTTTTGGATTTGATGGTTATATGATGGGTAAGGCGTACGGAAAAGAATACGAAGCAAAGACGATAAAGAACTATAACTACACAACCATACGAAATAGATTTATTGACATCATAAAACAAATACTTGGTCCTGACATAGTTACTGTGGCGAAGATTAAAAATGGTGTAAACTACTTAAATAAGATTTCAGGTTTAAATCATAAAGTCACCATTACAGGATTAGATAAAAACAGTTATGGTTATGCAATTAAAGGACAACGTAAATATAGTTTCATAAGATTTGACGCAATTGTAAATGGACATAGTTATCAAATAGATTTTCAATTTAGAGGAACAACAGCAACTGATACAGGTCCACGTTATCTAAGAGTATTATTTAAAGCAAAATAAAATAGAGACTAAATAAACATATGACTTTAATTTTTAAATGGTTATTCATACCATACTTGTTAGTCATTCTATTTGCTATGTTTTTAGGAAAAGACGGAGTTTCTGAAATAGCGGGAAGTAATTTAACTGAAGAATATTTAATTTTAGTATTCTTCATAGTTTTAATAGACATACAAAGGATAATAATAAAATGGCTAACACATACGCATTAAACTGGTTACCTAACGCTGGTAACTTCCAAGAATATCCATACGAAACTGAATGGCTAGAATGTGATTGGAAATATGTACACGATACAATTCACCTAGTTACAGCATTCTGGTATCCTTGGATAGATACGTCTTCATACAAATATAATATATAAATAATTATATCGTTCAACTCATTAGAGTCGGAAGTAGGCAATTGCCGAAGGAACGCACCTAACTTTTACTAGGAGGGTGTATGATAGACAGGTTCAGTCATTTACTTAATTCTTATACTAAAGAAGTAGATAAGTCCAAAAAGGACAAAGTATTATTTACTGCTAGAAAAGAAGTTGAGATAAATGGAAATGGTACGACTGGCTATGTAATTAAACACGGTCCCAACAAGGACAAAGTGTTACAGCACATATCAGTTAAATCTACAAATAATTGGTAATTGGTACAGGCGGGTGGAGTTGAACCACCAACTTCTATTCCACAAACAGATGTTTTACCGTTAAACTACACCTGCCTGCTAATGAAGATGAGTATAAAGTAAACCAGTGATGTTTACTAAAAGAAGTGTTGCGTTGGTAACTATTAATGACCACTCTTTCCACATAATAGAAACAGATAACCATACAAGACCGCCTAGTCCTAATAACAAAGGACCTTGAGGATAGAAACCTAAAGAGTTGACACCACTACCTATAATTAAGATAGCAGTTGCAATCCATTTTAAAATAGTATCTATTTTAAATGAAGTCAAAGACATAATTATTTCCGTCTAGTTTATATCCTTTAACTTTGACATTTGAATTGTCATAAAATTTAAAGAAACCTTTTAACGATTTTTTAGTATAGTTAAAATCAGTTTCATCTTTTAATTTACAAAATAAAGAACCTGTTTGACAATCGGCATTCTTAATGAAGCCAGTTGCGTTACAAAATATCTCTACTGCTTTTTTCCATTTATTATTTTTCATATATGTGTCTCCTATTTTAAGTACAATGGTCCAGTCCATTGAATTTGATAATCACCAGTTAATACATTTCCTCTTGGTGAGTTTAATGCGGGTTTAGCCCAACCAGCGGCTTTTAATATATCTCCCTTTTTAAATCTACCTTCGTCTTCTTTCATTACAAAACAAAACACACCATTTTCTTGTACGACTTTAATATATTTTTTACCTTCGGTAATTTTTGTATTTGAGTCCCACTTCTGTATTTGTTCTTGTGCATATGGTGATTGACTACCATCGCTTTTAACAGACCATTTAACATAATCTGCCTTAGCTACTTCCATCATATTTTTGATACCGTCTTTTAAATTATCTGCTGTTTTTGATACGTACATAATATAGTCCTCCAATTATTGTTTTGTGTTTTTCATATAATATTTGTAAGTTGATTCATATTTTTTACTATCAATGATGTTTTGTTTTTGTTGACATACTAAACACAACATCATACTGATTATACCAAATATCATACACAGTACACCTGTCTTTGTATAATCTAATTCAATATTACCAGCAGCAGAAACTAATAATATTAATCCTATCATAAAAAATACCATTGTTAATTTTTCATATATTTTTTTCATAGTGTTTTTTCCTCCTATTTACTTTTTTTATTAAAATCACTTATCAAAACTCTTTTAAGCGAGTTATCTTTTTGTAATACTAAAGCGTAGATGTTTGTATCTACATCATTTTTACTGTTTTTTTGTTTTATAGTGTTTTTCTTTTTCATATACGTATATAATATAGGGAATAAATACATTTGTCAATAGGTAAAACCAAAAAATATGCATAAAAAACCCTTAATTTTAGTGACTTTTTTAACATTTTTGTTCTTGTTTTGTTCTGGTTGTGTAAAAAACTTACAAAATTGTAAAATTTTACCTAAAATTGACATAGAATCAAACGGAAAAAGCGAATCAATTAACAAAAAAATGAATACAGAAGAAAAAATTGTTGATTTTGTAAAAAACGGAACACCAACAGCTACAGCGAGTTGTAATTTTTAAGATAAATATAGAAAAAAAGGATAAGAAAATGATTTATTGCCAAAATTGCGGTCACAAATGCCACTGTAAAGGGTATTGTTTACAAGATTATGGTGAAAAGGAAGAAACTTTGTGTTGTACATACTGTCGACACGAAGAAAAAGAAGAAAAAACTGAAATAAATGAAGATTTATTTAATGGAGCATAGATAAAATGAGTAAAATGAGAAAATTTTTGTTTTGGAATGAAAAAGGTGATGAAAAAGAAGTCGAAAAGTTAAGTTTAAAGACAGCAGTAAAGGCTATTCAAGCAGATTTTAAGGATAAATTCATTTCTGTTGAATACATTAGTAAAAAAGGTAAAGAAATAATTGAAACTATCAAATTACCTTGGGGAAGAAAGAAGAAATTAGGTAAGTAATGGCAAGAAAATCAAGCACAGGCATAAGTTTACATATTCAAGGTGTAAAAAAGAAAACAACTATCGGAAATAACGCTGTTAGAATAAGTTATTCAACAATGAACAAAGATAAAAGACGAAGTTTTAAATTAAACCGAGGACAAGGAAGATAAATGCCAGCAATCTGTCGAGAAGGTGATAGTTTAAGTACAGGTCACATATGTGCCACAACAACTACTTTAGATACACCAGGACAATCGACAGTAAGAGCAAACGGTATATTGATAGCGAGGGTAGGTGATCCAACAGTATCTCACGCTGCGCCACCTAACCCTCCCTGTCCACCACACGTAAGATATGTTAACGCTGGATCTTCAACTGTAAGGGTTGCTGGGGCGTTTGTAGCAAGAATTGGTGATAGTACAGATAGTGGCGCAATGACTAGTGGTTCATCTAATATCTTTTGTGGTTGATTTAAAAAAACATTATAAATATTAACACTATGGCTGCATATGACGCTTCAAATACAAACAAGAGTAATCGTAGTACAAGATTATTTAAAGATTTAGATTTAAATTTTACACGTAATCCTGTAACAAATGATGTGACTAAAATAGAAGATGTTGATGCAGTAAAAAGAAGTGTTAAAAATTTAGTACAAACAAATTTTTATGAAAGACCATTCCATCCTGAATTAGGTTGTGGTATAAGAGAATTACTTTTTGAAAACTATACTCCGATTACAGGTATATTTTTAAAGAGAAAGATTGAAGAAGTAATTACTAACTTTGAACCGAGAGTTATGTTAAATCAAATTACTTTAGATGATGACCCTGATAGAAATAGATTAAAAGTTTCAATTTATTTTTATGTACAAGGTGTAGAGGACCCTGTCGTAGTTGAAACATTTTTAGAAAGATTAAGATAAGATGGCAAGTAATAAATTAGAAATATCAGCGTTAGATTTTGACCAAGTAAAAGCAAATCTAAAAACATTTTTACAAAATCAAAAAGAGTTTCAGGATTACAATTTTGAAGGTTCTGGTTTTGCTGTATTATTAGACCTACTTGCATATAACACACATTATCTTGCATACAATACAAACGTTGTTGCAAACGAAATGTTTTTAGATAGTGCTGATTTGAGAAGTAGTGTGGTATCATTAGCAAAGATGTTAGGTTATACACCTACATCACCAAGAGCTCCAATTGCAAACATTAGTATTTTAATTAATAATGCATCTGGTACTTCTATTACAATGTCTAAAGGTACAGTTTTTACAACTTCTGTTGATGGAACATCTTATCAGTTTGTAACAAATGCAGATCACACAATTACACCAAGTTCAGGTGTTTATAATTTTTCAGGTATTAATATTTACGAAGGCTCATTAACAACTTACAAATATACTGTTGATAGTTCAGATCCTGATCAAAGATTTTTAATTCAATCAAATAGAGCTGATACTTCTACTTTAAAAGTTAAAGTTCAAAATTCATCTGCAGATACAACAACAGCAACTTACTCATTAGCAACAGGTATTACAGAATTAACATCAACATCAAAAGTTTATTTCTTACAAGAAGTTGAAGATGGTAAATTTGAAATTTATTTTGGTGACGGTATATTAGGTCAATCATTATCAGATGGTAACATAGTTATATTAGAATATATTGTTACAAACACAACTGGAGCAAATGGAGCTTCTTCATTTACTCTATCAGGTTCAATTGATGGATTTTCAGATGTTACAATTACAAATAATTCTGTAGCACAAGGTGGTTCAGTAGGTCAAACAAAAGAGTCAATAAGATACAATGCACCTTTACATTATTCAAGGCAAGATAGAGCAGTAACAACTTCTGATTATGAAACATTAGTACAAGAATTATATCCAAACACTCAATCAGTTTCAGCTTGGGGTGGTGAAGATGATGAAACACCTGTATATGGTGTTGTAAAGATTGCGATTAAAGCAGCGTCAGGTTCTACGTTAACAGATGCAACTAAAACATCTATTGTAACTCAATTAAAAAAATATAATGTTGCTTCTGTAAGACCAGAGATTGTTGATCCTGAAACTACAAATATTCTTTTAACATCTACTGTGAAGTATGATGAAAGAGCAACTATAAAAACAGCAGATACATTAAAATCAGAAATTATATCTACGTTGAATACTTACAATACAAATACATTACAAAAGTTTGATAGTATGTTTAGATATTCAAAGATTGTAGAATTAATTGATGATGTGGACACTTCTATACTTTCAAACATCACAACATTAAGAATTAGAAAAACATTTACACCAACTTTAAGTGCATCAACAAGATATGACATTTATTTTAGAAACTCAATTTATAATCCTCATACAGGACACAAATCTGCTGCAGGCGGAGTATTAAGTTCATCAGGTTTTAAAGTTCCAAATGATACAAATATTTATTACCTTGATGATGACGGTTCAGGTAACATAAGACGATATTATCTTGTATCAGGTGTAAGAACATATGCAAATAGTACACAGGGAACAATTAATTATTCAACAGGACAAATTACAATTAATTCATTAACAGTTGCGTCAGTAGAAAATATACGAGGCGCTTCATCGACAGTTATTGAATTAACTGTACAACCTAACTCAAATGATATTGTTCCTGTTAGAGATCAAATACTTTCAATAGACACAGTTAATTCATCAATCACAGTTTCTGCCGATACGTTTGTTGGAGGTTCTGCTGATGCAGGAGTAGGTTATACTACCACATCAAGTTACGGGACTTAATTAAATGGCAAAGTTCTACGACAAAATATCAAACCTGATTAATTCACAGGCGCCAGAGTTTTTAATTGAACAACACCCAAAGTTTTTAGAATTTGTTAGAACGTATTATACGTTTATGGAATCTGCCGAGTTGGTAGTAACTTCTGTACAAACAACTGAGGGTATTCAATTAGAAACAGAAACTGCTCAAACAAATTCTTTATTGTTAGATGGTTCTCGTATTGATACTGATAGAACACAATTAGACGCTGGTGATAAAATTATTTTAGAAAGTTCTACGTATGGGAAGTTTACTCGTGGTGAAACAATCACAGGTCAAACATCAAACGCAACAGCAACTATATTAGGTGAGGATTTAGACAATGGTCGTTTGTTTATTTCAGCACAAGATAAATTTGTAATAGGTGAAGATGTTGTTGGAGCTTCATCAAACGCAACTGCAATTGTAAATAATTACAAACCAAATCCTGTAACAAATATACAAGAGTTATTAAATTTTAGAGACCCTGACAAAGCGATTTCAAACTTCTTAACTAAATTTAGAAATGAGTTTTTAAATACTTTACCTGAA